AAGGTTCACCTTCAAGTGGTATTGGTTCACCAACTTTTGCTTGTAAACCTACCAACAACTTTTTATATCTGATATCATATGGTGCAGGTGCATTTTGTAAGCACACTCTTACACACTGTAGTTCTTCTTCGGTAAAATCAAAGGTCATCGTCTTGTACGTTGGTTAGTGTTTCTGATCTCGTAAAGGAGATACTTGAAGGTAACACTTGCTGTAAGATAATCTGTATCTGTATTCGTAACGTTGAAGTCCAGAGTTGATAGACTGACAGGGAACATATCTTCAAAAACAACATCAAAGTTTGCAACGTTATTATTGTTTAACACCTGTAATGTACCATCAGATGTCTTTGCCATTCTATTATTCTTGAGGTTTTTGCTATCACCATGCTCCATCATCCATGAAGTTCTTTCTCCATAATTATCAGGAGTACCGAGAGCACGCAACCAGTTGTGAATCTCCATGTAGTTTCTGAGATCCTCGTCAACAATAAAATCTAGAGTTAAATCACCATATTGGATGTTGCCTTCTAAAGGAACACGAACTAAACCTCTAGTAGGAACGCTGACGTCACCGAGATTCAGTTCTGGGATACTTGCCTTTTGGCACAAGAACGAAACCTTCCTTGATTTCTCCAAAAGGAATACAAATCCAATGGGAGACAGAAAGTTTTTGTTTGTTAGTTGGTCTTGATACCAGTTTTGTGCAGACATTTTATGCGTTTATATTTTCTAACCATGATGTAGAAATGTATTTCTCACCAGATAGAGGAGGATTACCTCTGTGTACATGAGTAAATCCTGCTGGCCAGATAAGAAACTGACCTCTCTTAGGTTGAAATCTTTTCGATTGATATAAGAACTCTGTTTCTCCACCACCTTCTACATCATTAAGATACATCATAGTTGCAAGAATACGACGATTACATCCTAAGGATCCGTCTTCTGAATGCCAACTGTGATACCCTTCACTAGGAAGAGTTCTTTGTACATTCAGATATACTTGTTGATATCTATAATGTAGGAGATGTTCAAACTGATCAATATATTCTTCAAGGCATCTACCAGTAACTTCATTATACTCTCGCATCCATTGATAACCGCAGTTGTGATCCAACATGAAGTCCTCAGTGGCAAGACATGTATCTTTACGAGCATGTGCTTTGCGTTCTCTACCAAATAAACCTTTACGTTTAAATGTAGATCCCACTTTATTTTGGTAGTTCCAGTATTCAATTAGAGGTTCTGTGTTATACTCAGTATCAAAGATACCGATGAAACCATCATAACGAATGTCAGTGATCATAATAATTAGTTCTCTTTTAGTATTTAGTCATGCAGGGTAATCCCATTGCGTGATGCTTTCTACCTTATGGGTCGGTCCCCACGATCCAGGCATATAGACATAAGGAGCAGTACGAATGGGACAAGACTCACCAGTACAGAGAAGGTCATCCACGATGCTCCAAGATTCCATGACCTCTTCAGCATGAACAAAAATATCTTGCTTGCCTCTGAGTGCATCATGAAGAAGTCTTTCATATCCATCGATTGCTCTGTCCTGAGGGTATGCGTGTGTCAAGGTTGCCAACTCAAGGTCATCGTTGAGACCAGGTGATTTAATGTCCATCCTAATATCCAGATGAGGATTAGGTTGTAAACGAATAACAATACGATCGTTAACCTCACCTTCATAAAGTTTTAGTGGTGGTGCTTTGAGTTTGATGACAACCTCTGCACATTGATATGGCATTCTCTTGCCAGTCATGACGTTAAAAGGAACTCCCTCCCAACGCCAGTTATCAACGAATAGAGAGCCAGCGAAATAGGTAGGAGTAATACTGTTAGGATCAACGCCCTCTTCAGAACGGTAAGATTCATACTGACCAAGAATAACATTACTACTCATTCTAGTGGCAGCAAGTACTTTTGTCTTCTCACGTCTGATTTCCCTAGCATTCATCTTACTCGGTGCATCCATTGCCACTAAAGCAAGAACTTGTAACACATGATTCTGCAGCATATCTCTTACAGCACCTGCAGTTTCATAGTACTGAGCACGACCATCACAACCGATAGTTTCAGTTGCAAAGATCTGAATCTCTTCTATGTACTGGCGGTTCCAAAGAGGTTCCAACAGAATGTTGCTAAACCGTGTAGCAAGAATATTGTTGACAGTATCTTTACCAAGATAATGGTCGATGCGATATACTTGTTTTTCGCGTAGATGTCGCTCCACCACAGACTGTAAATGATCAGCAGATTCAAGATCGTGCCCAAAGGGTTTTTCGATAACCACCCTAGAGTGGTCTGGGTCGTCGAGGAATCCTGCTTCTTTGAGATTGATGATAGCATTCTCATAGCGTTCTGGCGGTACGGATAAGAAGTAAGTAGTGTCTGCACTGTCGTCATGAAGTTTCATTAGACTTTCTTGGCAGTCAAGATCACAGGAGATAAAGTCCATCCAAGTAGTAAACTCTTCTGGATAGTCTCCAAGTTTTTCTAACCAAACTTCTTTAGGAAGTTCTCTACGAGATGCTCCTACAATTAAAATATTGTGTGGTAGAAGTTTTTTCTGCCAGAGTTTATAGAGTGCGGGTATTAATTTTTTCTTACATAGATCTCCAGTTGCACCGAAGATAACAATTCGTCTAGTGAGCAGTTCCGTTTCCATCATAGTCGTCTGAGTCATAGTAGTCATTTTCACCTTTTCGTAACCCGAAATAAATGGTGGCACATACAAAGGGTAGTGCTCCCCATAGTAAGACATCAGCGAACGTCATGACCACCAAACATAGCACGCATTCCGTTTAAGATTTTATTGGCGTAACGGTTCAAGCGTCTGGATCCGAATCGTTCAAATAGTGCTGCAGATATAGTAGGAGAGGGTACGCCAAGGTCCACAGCAGTATGAACAGTCCACCTACCTTCGCCACTGTCACTAACACCGCCATCAAACTTATCGAGTTCGCTATCACTGCGTAGTACCACAGCGGTAAGATCAAGCAACCAAGAACCAACCACACTACCACGACGCCATAACTCAGCGACCTCAGGAACGTTAATGTCGTAGCAGTAATCTTCTGGACAATCCATCGGAGCGACCTCTGCGTCTTCTTCTTTAACGTACTTAGAACCTGCATTTGCTTCATGTAAGATGTTGAAACCTTCAGCGTATGCTTGCATCATTGCATACTCCACACCATTATGTACCATTTTAACAAAGTGACCTGCACCTGCGGGACCACAATGTAACCAACCTGACTCAGCAGGTGAGACCCAACTGTTATCTTCAGTTCTAGGAGCAGCGTCAATACCTGGTGCAAGAGCATCAAAGATAGGACGACATACTGTTACTGCAGTATCTGAACCACCAACCATGAGACAGTATCCTCGTTCTAAACCATAAACACCGCCACTAGTACCACAGTCAAGATATTGGATACCCAACTTAGATAACCTTTCTGCTCTCCTACGAGAATCTTTAAAGTTGCTATTGCCATGGTCGATGATAATATCACCCTCGACACAATGCTTTAATAGTTCTGTGATTGTATCCTCTACTGTTTCTGCAGGGACTACCATCATAAAGACGCCAGGACCATTTCTATGAACAACTTCTGCTAGTTGTTGAATACCATAGGCAATGCCATTGACGTATCCTTTTTCGTATGCTTCTTCTGCTTTCTTGAGATTACGACGGTAACCCCATACTTCAATACCTTGTTTCATCATACGACGAGACATACCCTCGCCCATACGACCTAGACCAATCATTCCAACTTTCATTTTGTGTTTTAATAAAGTACTTTGTTTGGACGCAAGTTAATCTCTTTGCCTCCAGTCGTCAGGTTTGTCGCGATTGAACCATTCGTTTATATCATCTGCACCTTGAAACCCCTTTCGATAATTAGATGGGTCGGGGTCTCCTAGTCCCATCTTGTTCAGAAAATCGTCGGTCCCTCCCTCCTCCATGTCGGGATTTGCTGCTTTCTGTCGTGCTTGTCGCATCCAATTTGCAGCAGTGGTATTTGCTTTTGCTAATTTGTCTGCCCAAATCATGTCTTCTATTTTGACATTTTCACCATTAACAATCTTTTTACAGATGGACTCCAGTCGAAGTCGATATTGGGTTGAGAGCATTGTTTAGTCAGTCGCTGAGTTTGGCGTTTAGTTCTTTGAGTTTACTGTACTCTTGATATGCTTCGTCAGATCTACTGTGAAGAATATCTTTGATATCATTTATAATAATATCATTTGCAACATAATCGTCAAGATACTTAAAGAGTGCTTCTTGTAAATACCTTTTTCGATGCCACTCAGGAGAATAAGGATTATAATCCATGATGTAATTCCATTGTGATATTATTATATAGCATAAAAAAAGGACTAAGATTTTTAGTCCTACTAGTTATAATAATATAGAAGGGTGGGTGATTGGATTACTTCATACCAACATAATTGGGGAATCGCTAAAGCGAAATTTAATACCAATTAACTAGACACCTCTTGGTAAGAGTTCAATCCTTTAGGGATTGCGAGTACCACCTCTGAGTCTATACATTATCCCGCCTATTTCCAACAGGATTGTTCTGTCACACCCATGTCAACCTCGTCAGATCAACAAATATAATATAGCATAAAAAAAGAGACCCGTCAAGGGTCTCTGTGAGGATATGTAAATATGAATTACATAAGGTTTGCAACCTGTACTCTTCTGTAGTACTTGTTGCTGTTGGCAGTAAGTGCGCCAGAACCCTGAGTAAGACCCTGAGAGAATGGGTTAGAAACCATACCGTAACGAGTCTTGAATCCAATCTTAGGTTGGAAAGTGTTAGGGTTAATAGCACGAACCTGCTGAAGAGGAACGTATGGGCAGTAGAACAGACCTGCGTCGTAAGGAGAAGTACCCTTGTAACCTGCAACGTAGAAGTGCTTATCAGCAACGTTAGCAGAGTAAGGATCAACGTAAACCTTGATGCGTCCGTTAAGAGTACCAACAAGAGTAGAGGAAGTATCGTCTACACCAGTTAAAGCGTTGTTACCCTGTAAACCAGGAGCGTAGTCAAGGACACCTGCCATACCGAGAGCAGAAGCAACGTCTGCAGAGCAGATCAAGATGTTGCCCTTCCCGCGACGAGTTTGCTGACCGATAGCGTTAGCATCTCTTTCGATCTGGAAAAGAAGACCTTTGAACTTCTCAACAGACCAACGACCATTAGAGTCAACGTCAAGGTCGAAGATACCACCCGCAGCAGTATTGTTCTGAGCACCTGCAACAGCGTTAGTGTAGATGGTACGAACAACTTCACGGTTGATCTCAGCAAGAATCTCAGTAGAGAGAATGTTGCTAAGTTCTTGCTCGGCATCAAGACCGTGAATTGCTTTCAAGTCTTGAGCAAGTTCGATGCTGTACTCTGCCTTTAATGCTCTTGCCTTAGCAGTTACAGTCACCTTCTCGATGGAGAAACCCATCTCTCTGAAGGCAGTGTTAGTAGCACTATCGTCTAATGCTTCAACAGTTGCAGTAGACATACCTGCAGCATCACCAGTCTGCTCATAAGTTCCAGGAGAACTATCGTTAAGAACAGCAGGGTTGTTACCTTCAGCGTCGTTATTTGCAGAACTGGAAGCACCAGGATCGTAAGAAGTACCTGCACCACCAGAGAAACCTGCGTTAGGCTCGTTGAAGAATGCTTCGTCGTAACCAGATGCGTTAGGATCTCTTTCAGAACCGTAGTTAGTTCTCATCGCAAAGATAAGTCCAGTAGGACCAGTCATAGGTTGAACACCTGCGATGTCATAGGCGATCAACTGAGGCATTGATCTTCTGATCAATGAGATAAGTACTGGGTCGAAACCTGCAACAGGACCAGTAGCGGTGCTTGCGCCAGTGTAACCAGTAGTTTGAAGAGTTTCAGAAAGGATCTGACCTTCTTCGATTTGTGCTTTTTCTTGGTTTTCTAAGAGTTGAGCGACAACGCCTTTCTTATAAGAGTCACCGATCTCTGGGAGAGCATCGTGATTAAGAACGGGTGCCCACTTCTCTTGTAGTTTTTGAACGGTCATTCGTTTTTACCTATTAGAGTAGTAGTTTAAATTATTTGGACCAGCGAGCGATTGCATCGACGTACTTCGACATCGTGCCACTCTCTGTAGATTCGACAAGGGGAGCAGTGCCTTCTTCGGTGGGTTCGACTGCAGTTTCAGCAGACTCAGCCTTCCTAGTGAAGTATGATTCCTTGATCGTTTCGACTTTCTTACGAAAATCTTCTTCATTTTCAAACTCAACACCCTCTGCTAATGATGCTAACTTCTCCTTTTGGGTTTCTGCTAGACCAACAGCACTCTCGTTCACGATTTCCATTTTAATAAACTCACCAATGCGCTTATTCAAAGCAACGTTAGTGTCGATTTGCTCGTTGAGTTTCGTTTCCATTTCATCAAGCTCTCCAACCATACCGTCAAGTAGATTGAATTTTTCCTCAGGCACGCTAAAGTTGTGCTCTAAGAAAAGACTTTTTAGACCATTGAAGAATGACTCACTCATCTCAGTTTTGATTCCGTGCTCTACTTGGAGACTATTCTCTTTCATCCAAGATTCAGCAGCATAAGATAAGTAATCATCAACCTTCTCGGCTAATTCTGTTTTGATTTTTTCGACTTCTTCAGTCAGAGACTCTTCAAATGCCTCTTGCAACGCTTTTACCTCTGCATTAACTTTTTCAGTTACAACTGCCTCGAAGATTGTCGCTGCGCGGTTTCTGAATTCTTCTGATAATTCTTCACCTGCGACAAGAGCGTCAACATCTTGAGTAAAGTCGTACTTGGTTTCAGCGATCTCTTCCGATTCATCGGTTTCTACCTCCTCAGTACGATTCATCCCAGTTTCAACTTTGCCAGATGCTCCAGAAGGTTTGGTGCTAAGTGACTTAGAACCTTCGTGCTTTACAGCACCAGATGCAGAAGCACCTGCGTTCTTCGTACCTTTCGCTCCTTCCATAGAATCTGTGTTAACGTCTACAACCTTGGGTGCACCGCCCTTCGATGTATCGATAGGGTCACCAGGTTTTGCTTTCGCGTTAACTGCTGTTTTGGATTGGGTGGTGCCTTCGGTCACTTCCTCCATGTTATCAAGATTTTTTTCGAGGGTCTCAGCCATTTGTTTAAACTCCGTTATGCATTAGCGTTGTCTGTATTTATTTATAAATCACAAACTCTTTAAAAACGCCTCAAACGCGGAAACTTTGCGTTCTTGTAAGTTAATAAGGGTTGCGTGATCGATTTCTGTTTTGATTTGAGCAACAGTAGACTCTTTTAGGACTCCGTTGTCCCAAACCCACTCCTTTCCTTCCATGATTCCATCAACAAATGCGTCAGGTGCAGAAGGATCAGCAACAATATCTGCTGCTGTAGCGAGCATAAAGTCATCCATAACGACATTACAGTTCTCTTCCTTGCGGATAGAACCCATGCCTCTGGATGAAACACCGAGTTTAACGCCCTCGTCTAGCAATGACTTAGCGACTTTACCCATAGGTGTGTCAAGTAGTTTCGCTCTACCAATGAAGTTGTTTCCATCTTCTTTGAGCGACATGATCTTATGAGAAACCCTATCTAAGTTAATAGAAGGACCATCAGGATGACCTAATTCTCCAAGGGCACGCCCTTTTTGAATGTAGTTCTCATCATATTTAGCAACTTCTTTTGATAAAGTCTTGAGTGGATACATCCTGTTGTTGCGGTTTTTAAGTTCCGCTTGCAGGAAGATACCTTCAATGAAGTAATTCTTCTTGCCTTCTTTCTCTTCACAGAGAAAGTCAACAGTATTAATCTCTTCAGCGATCAGTCTCATCGTTAGGTTCCTCTTCTGTTTCGGGTTGTTCTTCGTCAGTAACCTCAGGGGTTTCGACGTTTCCTTGTGTAGGTTCTGGGATTTCTTCTGTGTTATCAGGAAGTTCATCTGCGATTTCATCCGCAGCATCCTGAGCAGTGTCATCCAATTCAAAACCCATACTCTGTGCAAATTCAAGTTTTCGTGCTTGAACTGCATCGTATGCAGCAGCAGACAAGGCATCGTTTACCGAATCAACTGCTTTCGCTTTTTCGTCACCAAAGATTTGGTTGACAATTTGTTGTGCGATTTCGCTAGGCATAATAACTCCTACTGTATCTATTTAGTAACTTAGAACTCTCCTCTGCGTAAATCACTTGGATCTACTTGCGGAGCTTCCTCCTGAGGTGCTACTTCTCCCTCTGGAGAGGCAGCGTTAGGATCCATAGAAGGATCCATTTCCGCTGCAGGATCAGCGATAATACCAGATTCCATCTCAGATTCAATCTGTTTGTCAATTTCTTTGATCTCCTGTTCAGTTTGTTTCAGAACCTGACGTCTCATGTACTCAACAGAGAAGTACTTACCGACATAAGGATCCATTACATTGACTTGATTCATTCTTTCATTACGGATCTCAATCTCCTTGAGTTCTGTAAAGTAGTTGTCAGCAATGTAATCATATTGGATATGCTCTTTCATATCCTCCCATTCTTCAATAGAAATAATTCCTTTGAGAATGAGTTGTGTTTTTAAGAGATCGTGGAATAACTCACTGAATCTCTTGCGGAGACGTGCAATGAACTTCTGGAACTTTACTTCGTCCCTAGTGATCTCAGCAGCACGACCAATGTTAAAGGTAGTTTCTGTTTCTAACCTTGAGGACGGAACGTTGAGTGCCTTGTATAACTTCTTCTGGAAGTACTTGACATCCTCAAGTTCTCCAAGATTTTGTCCACCTGGGAGCGTAGAGATCTCAGTTCCTCTCCCGCCCTCTCTTCTGGGTAACCAGAAGTCTTCGAGCATGGACATGAATTTCTTGTCATCTTTGATTTCTCCTGTGTTGGCATCATAGACTAATTTGTTTCTATACCTACCCATAACTTCACGGAGGTATTGTTCCGCTTTGTTCTTAGGTAAGTTACCAACGTCGATATAAAAAATACGACGTTCTGGTGCTCTACTCAGTCGGTAGATAACCAGAGAGTCTTCGATCATACGGAGTTGATTAACTGCCTTGATCGCTTTGTGTAGGTGCGAAAGCACCATGTTTTTATT